TGAGGACATGGATGGTGGCGAACCCACCGGAATTGCCCTGCCTTACGTCATCACCATCGACAGAGGCTCCAATAACATCCTGTCTATCCGCAGAAACTGGCAAGAAAATGACGCTCTCAAGCTAAAGCGTCAACATTTCGTCCATTATCAGTATTTGCCCGGACTTGGGTTCTACGGATTTGGCCTAGTCCACATGATTGGCGGCCTGACCAAGTCTGCAACCTCTCTTTTACGTCAATTAGTTGACGCGGGAACGCTTGCCAACCTGCCCGGCGGTCTAAAATCGCGTGGATTGCGCATAAAAGGCGACGATTCTCCGATAATGCCCGGAGAGTTCAGGGATGTTGACGTTCCCGGCGGTATTATCCGCGATAACATCACATTTTTGCCCTACAAAGAGCCATCTTCTGTGCTTTACCAGATGCTACAGGAGATCGTTCAGGACGGACGCAGGTTTGCCTCTGCCGCAGACCTTAAAGCCTCTGATATCAACGGAGAAGCGCCCGTAGGCACTACTCTGGCGCTCCTTGAGCGCGAGATGAAGGTACTCACGGCGGTTCAGGCCCGTGTCCACGCCTCGATGAAGGAAGAATTGAAGATTCTTTGCGAGATCGTGGCGGATTACGGCCCTACAGAGTACCCATACGACACCGAGGAGCGGGCTTTAACCTCTGAGGACTTTGATGACAGGGTAGACATCGTTCCGGTCAGCGATCCCAACTCTGGGACGATGGCCCAAAGAATCATGCAGTACCAGTCTGCGCTACAACTGGCTTCTCAAGCGCCGCAGATGTACAACCTTCCGCTATTGCACAGACAAATGTTGGAAGTTTTGGGTATCAGGGACGTTAGTAAGGTTATCCCAGACGAAGACGATATCAAGCCAACCGATCCGGTGTCCGAGAATATGCTGGCTATGACTGGCAAGCCGATCAAGGCATTTGCTTATCAGGATCACGAGGCGCATCTGGCAGTACACATGGCAGCTATGAACGATCCGAAGATTGGAGAGATGCTTGCGCTGTCTCCTGACGGTGAGGTCAAGATGGCTGCGCTTAATTCTCATATTGCCCAGCATGTTGCCTTCCAATACAGAGCGGATATCGAGAAAGAGCTTGGAACCAGACTGCCGCCAGAAGGCGAGATGCTACCAGAAGATATCGAGTATCGACTGTCTCAGCTTGTGGCTCCTGCCGCTCAACAGCTTACTGGCAGAACCCAGCAAGAGATGGCTGCGCAAGAGGCAATGGCTGCGGCTGAAGACCCAGTTCTCCAGCTACAGAAGGCAGAGCTTGACCTTGAGGCTGCTAAGGTTGCATCTAAGACTCAGGTCGATATGGCCAGAATACAGGCTGACTTGACGAAAGCTGCGGCTAAAGATGATCTTGAGCGAGATAAGCTTGCGGTTGATCAGCAGGTCGAGGGCGCTAAGCTTGGCGTGAAGATAGCCGAAACAAATACCAAGGAAGAACTTGAGACAAAGAAGATCGCATCAAAGGACAAGATAGAAGGTGCGAAACTTGGCGTTGAGATTGCTAGAGACATCATGATTGACGAAAGACAAGCAGATGTTGAAGAAATGATAAATAAAAGAGATACTACGCGCGAAAACACTGATTAACTAAAGAGAAAGGCATGAGTGAGGTTTTCGCGGATACAACGCTCAAGATACTCAGAGACAAGATACGAGTTATAATGAACGAGACAGCAGACCACGTCAGTGGTGGTAGCTGTCGGACAATGGAAGAATACTCCAAGTGTGTAGGCATCATAGAAGGTCTGGCACTTGCAGAAAGAGAACTCTTAGACCTCGATAAGAGGATCGACGAAAACTAACTCCGCATACTGCGGTGCAGTGACTCTGGACACTATTCCAGTGCAAAGGAAAACTAATGGCCGAAGCATTAGCAGAAGTGAAATCCGTTGGGGTAGAGACCAGCGACGAGCCACGGGTAGCTCTAAAAATGCCTGAACCGAAGGGTTACAAAATTCTTATTGCCCTACCACAGCCAGACGAAAAGACAGAAGGTGGCATTCTCAAAGCGCAGTCCACGCTTGAAGTAGAGGAAGTCGGTTCTATCGTAGGTCTGGTTCTTGCTATGGGGCCGGACGCTTATTCCGATAAGTCACGGTTCCCTAGTGGGCCTTACTGCAAGGTGGACGATTTTGTTGTTATGAGATCGTACTCCGGCACTAGATTTAAGGTTCAGGAGGACGGTGTGTGGCAAGAGTTTCGTTTAATCAACGATGACAGCGTAGAAGCTGTTGTCGAAGACCCAAGAGGCATACGAAAAGTATGAGTGAGACAGAGCAAGAAACAACGTCTATGTCTACTGAAGACAAGTTCTTTGGTGTTAAGACGCAACACAGCAAGACAATTGCTGCACCCGACTCATCTGAAGAAACTGGCTTGGAGTTAGAGATCATCGACGATACTCCTCCCGAAGAAAAGAAGCCTGCGAAAGAAGCTGATGACAGCGACGAGTCCACAAACTATAGCGATGACTTATCAGATGAGGAGTTGAGTAGTTATAGTAAGGGCGTACAAAAGCGAATTAACCAGTTAGTCGCAAAAAACAAAGAAAAAGACCGTAGGGTTGGCGAGGCGCAACGTCTGAAAGACGAGGCTGTCCGAGTTGCCCAGTTGCAGCAGAAGAAGATTCAAGAGTACGAACAACTTCTCGCAAAAGGTCAGGGCGCTCTTATAAAGAGCAACAGAGGCAAGGCGGAAGCCGACCTCAGCAAAGCCGAAAGTGAGCTTAGGAAAGCGCACGAAGAGGGTGATGCTGACAAGTTGGTAGAAAGTCAGAAGCTTCTAAGTCAGGCCCAGCAGAAAATTTACGAGATGGAGCAGCGTGAAACGCAGCTAAAGAGAAGTATTCAGGCGCAGAAAGCGCGTCATGAGGCTGAATCTCAAAAGGCGGCGCAACCGCAACCTCCGAAAATATCTCCAGAAGATCAACAACGCATGGATAACTGGATGGCTGATAACCCTTGGTTTCAACCAAACCCTCAAGCCAATGCCATGCAGAAGGAAATGACAGCAGTTGGACTTGCCATTCACGATATATTAGGCGGCGAAGGTATTACTGCTGAACGCGATCCCGACAGGTATTACTCTGAAGTGGATCGTAGAATGCGTCAGCGTTTTCCTGATTACTTTAACCAAGGTCAGGAAGAGCAGGAGGAACGTGGCACTCCGCAGCGTCAGCGCAGCAACACCGCCGTGGTAGCTCCAAGTACCAACCGGAACAACGGAGCAAAGACACGCAAAATACAGCTTACGAAATCTCAACATGCCCTCGCAAGGACGTTGGGAATTACCCCTGAACAATATGCTGCCCAACTTATGCAGCAGGGAGCAGGATAATGAACGACGAGTTCAATCGCGCACCTCGTGACAACGAATCACGGGAACAGGAAATGAGACCTACCGACACATGGAGGCCAGCGTCATCATTACCTGTGCCTAACAAGAGAGATGGAATATCCCACCGCTGGATCAGGACATCTATGCTTGGACAGGCAGACAATACAAACGTGTCTCAGAAAATGAGGGAAGGTTGGGTGCCAGTGAAGGCATCTGATTATCCTGAGATAGATCACATGCCTGATGTTGGCAGTCGTTATCCTGAGAATATTGAATACGGTGGTTTGTTGTTGTGCGCTATACCCAGTGAGCAATTAGATCAGCGTAATAAGTATTACAACGAAATGGCTGTTAATCAGATGAATGCTGTCGATAACTCTTTTCTGTCAGACCAAGACCCTCGTATGGCTAAGTTCCAAGAGAACTCGTCGAGGACAACTTTTGGCAGAAGATAACCCGTAAGGGATTGTCTTCTTTTTAGAGGACTTTGATATGGCTGCTTCAGCAACCCCTATGGGAGCAGAACCAGTTGGCGGATTATCCGCTTGCGGTTCTTTCTCCGGTAAAGTTCGTCACATGAAAATTGCAAACGCCTACGGCACCGCAATCTTCTACGGCGATTTCGTTAAGCTTGTAGCTGCTGGCACTGTCGAGAAAGACACTGGCACTGCTACTGCTACTCCGGTTGGTATCTTTATGGGATGTTTTTACACAGACCCAAGCACCAACCAGCCCACGTTTAACCAAACCTATCCTGCCTCAACAGCAGCAGATGACATCGTGGCTTATGTCCTTGATGACCCTGACTGCGTGTTTAAGATGCAGGCTGATGGTTCTTTAGCTCAGACTGCACTTGGCAATAACATTGGCATCGTGCAGACTGCTGGTTCCACCACAATTGGTCGCAGCAAGAACGCTGCTGACGCAAGCACTGCGGCAACTACAAACACTCTGCCTTTACGGATTATTGAGTTTGTTGACGGCCCAGACAGCGCGGTGGGTGACGCTTTCACTGATATATTGCTGACTTACAACTCAGGCATGCATCAGTATCGCAACGCCACTGGTATTTAAGGCTAAGGAGGTTTAGCAAATGGCTATTTCAAGAGCGCAAATGCTCAAAGAGCTACTTCCGGGTCTTAACGCCCTGTTTGGCTTAGAGTACGCAAAGTATGAAGATGAACATACGATGATTTATGAAACTGAAGCATCGGATCGTTCATTTGAGGAAGAGGTTAAATTGAGTGGTTTTGGCGCTGCTCCTGTTAAGCCTGAAGGCTCTGCAATCAACTATGATTCAGCGCAAGAGGCTTTCACAGCGCGTTACACTCACGAAACTGTTGCACAGGGTTTTGCTATTACTGAGGAAGCAATGGAGGATAACCTCTATGCATCGTTGTCTCAGCGATACACCAAGGCTCTGGCACGAGCAATGGCTTACACCAAGCAGGTTAAAGCCGCTGCCCCTTTGAACAATGGTTTTACCAATGCCTTTCAATCTGGCGATGGTGTAAACCTGTTCACTGCGGTTGGCGATGGCGTAACTGGCGGTGACGGTCACCCTCTTGTAAACGGTGGTAAAAACTCAAACCGTCCTGCTACAGCAGCAGACTTGAACGAAACCTCATTGGAAGATGCGATCATCCAGATTGCAGGCTACACCGATGAACGTGGACTTCTGATCGCTGCTCGACCTCGACGTTTGATCGTTCCACCCAACCTGATGTTTGTTGCAACCAGAATCCTTGATTCTGAGCTTCGAGTCAGCACTGCTGATAACGACATCAACGCTATTAGGAACAACGGTTCGATTCCTGAAGGCTACAGCGTCAATCACTATTTGACTGACACCAACGCTTTCTACATCATTACCGATGTGCCAAATGGCATGAAGCACTTCGAGCGTACTGCGCTTGAGACTTCAATGGACGGTGACTTCGATACTGGTAACGTGCGCTACAAGGCGCGTGAGCGTTACTCATTCGGCGTATCCGACCCACTGGGAATCTACGGTTCTCCCGGTTCTTCGTAAGAAGATAAAGACTCTGCCAGACCTTAGACCTCGCACCTTGGTCTGGCAGGGTCTCTTTTAATATCCTGACAGTCGCATCCCGTGACTGACCCTAGCCACGACAGGAGACCAACATGGCTACTACTACTTTTTCTGGCCCGATTAAGGCCGGAACGATCAAGGACACCACTGGCACAACTGTAGGCACAGACATCAAAAATGTCGGGTCTGTTGTTATGGCACAATCAATCGTTGTTGATATCACTGGCGCAAGTCACCTCAACCAGCGATGCGCCATTGTTCCTGCCAATTCTCAAATTATCGACGTTATCCTCAATGTAACTACAGCTAACGATGACTCAGGTGCAGCAACTGTTTCTGTCGGAACCTCCGCAGATGCAGACGCTTTCCTAAGCTCAGTCAATGTTAAAGCTGTGGGAACCACTCGTGGAACTCTTGACACAGAGGCCACTGACGTTGGCACTACAGACCTTGAGGTACTTGCTGACTTTACAGGAGCAAGCGGAGACGGCACTGGCGCGGGAACTGTTACTGTTCTCTACATACAGAACAATAACTTGTCATAAGCAGATAATCGGGGGCCGGTGGCCCCCTTTTCGTTGGAGGCCGATATGGCAGATGCTGTCTCAACACAGACTATAGATGACGGGCCAAGAAACCTCGTCATGAAGTTCACCAATAGAAGTGATGGTACTGGTGAAACAAACGTCAATAAAATCGATGTGTCTTCTTTAAGTAAACGACCTACAGATGATGCTGTTTGCACGAGCATTACTATTAGCAGCATCCAGTTCGCAACAAGCGGAATGTCTGTGGACATATTCCTCGACGCTACAACCAATCAGTTGTTGACCACGCTGCCAGCAGATTATGCTGATACTTTGGATTTTAGCGCCTATACCGGACTACCTAATAATGCAGGTTCTGGAAAGACTGGAGACATTCTTTTTAGCACTCGTGGTCACACAAACCTAGACACATACATGGTTGTTATTACTGGTGTAAAAAACTATGGCTAAATTAGAAGTTTTTCAAAACGGAAATTTCAACAACGGCGACCCTGTATTTCAGATCGGCAGGAAGAACTCAGACGGCGGCTACGATGTTGAAGTCTTTGATCTGATGACCAAGAAAGAAGCTGACGCAAAACTAAAATCTTTGTCCGGTTCTTCTAAGAAGACGGTAGAGGTTGTCGAGGAGGTTGAAGAAACTTCCAAAGCTGATCTTGGCAAAATGACCAAGCTTGAGCTAGAGGCTTTTGCTCGTGAGTTCGGTGTCGAACTGGACAGAAGAGAAAAGAAAGAAACTCTGGTTAAGCAGGCATACAAGGCTCAGTTCGATGGCTAGAAATTATCGGTCTGAATACGATAATTACCATTCTACAGAAAGACAGAAGAAAGACCGTGCTGCCCGCAATACCGCCAGAAACAGGATGATTGCAAAGGGTAAGGTTAAAAAGGGCGATGGGATGGATGTCCACCACAGGGATGGAAATCCAAGGAACAACGACCCCTCTAACCTGAAAGCCGTGCCAAAACGCCTGAACAGAATGGTAAACAAGTTTGAAGGCGGAAGACTGCGCGGTGTAGGAAGGGCTGTGCAGGGCGTAAGACCTCACAGAGATACCTAGCATGGCAGAGAAAAAGAAATCCAAAAAAGACCCCCGTTTAGCCAAAGCGGGGGTCAGTGGTTATAACAAGCCGAAAAGAACACCTAATCACCCCAAGAAGTCTCATGTTGTTGTGGCAAAAGAGGGTGACAAGGTAAAGACTATTAGATTCGGTCAGCAGGGCGTAAAGACAAACCAGACAGTAGGACAGCGAAAAGCGTTCAAGTCCCGACACGGCAAGAACATCAAGAAGGGCAAAATGAGCGCAGCATATTGGGCTGACAAAGTGAAGTGGAGTCCAAGCAAGACCAAGTCCAGTTCTAAGAAGTGGAAGAAAGGTTCGTGACAATATCCAGAAGCCAGATGAGCAAACAACTCAAGGGTGACAAGATGTCTAAACGCGACGATAAAGTTGGCTATGTAATGAAGGAGTTCAAGGACGGCAAGTTGAAGTCCAGTTCTGGAGACAAGGTAACTAATCGCAATCAGGCAATGGCAATCGCGCTCAGCGAGGCCGGAGTCAAAAAGGGCATGTTTACCGGAGGTAGGCTTGGGGACGGGAGAGCCATACAAGGTCTTACTAAAGGCAGGAACGTCTAATGGCTACAAGTGGAACAACATCTTTTAACCTAGACTTAGGCGACATCTTTGAAGAAGCCTATGAAAGATGCGGTCTTGAGCTACGCTCTGGTTATGACTACAGAACAGCCAGAAGAAGCCTCAACCTGCTTATGCTGGACTGGCAGAATCGTGGCCTCAATCTTTGGACGGTAAAGAACGCAAGCCAAACCCTTACTGCTGGCACCGGGAGTTATACCCTTACTCCTGAGAAGTTAGACATAGTAGAGGGTGTTTTGAGAACCGATGCGGGAGACATAAACAGCCAGACTGACCTTACTATGCAAAGGCTGTCCGTTTCTCAGTATTCGCATCTTACAAACAAGCTTTTGCAAGGCAGACCGATACAGTATTTCGTCGAAAGAACGCCTACAGGAATTTCTATAAATGTCTGGCCAGTACCTGATGCGGCAGAGACGTACACGTTTAATTACTACTATATGGAGCGAATTGAGGACGTGGGAAGCCCTGCGTCTCTGAACATGGACGTTCCTTCTAGGTTTTTGCCCTGCTTGGTTGCGGGGCTTGCTTACATGATTGCTGTGAAGAGAGACGAGGCTGCGCCAAGGCTGCCTTTTCTAAAAGAAAACTATGAAGAGCAGTGGACTATGGCGGCAGACTCAGCCAGAGAGAAGGCTTCTCTTTATGTTGTTCCGGGCGGATATCAATACTTATGAGTAGTTATGCAAGCGGCAAACATGCTTTTGGCTTTTGTGATCGGACTGGGTTCCGTTACAAGCTGGGAGATTTAGTGCCTCAGATAGAGGCAGGAAGACCTAATGGACTGCTTGTCGGAAAGGATGTTCTCGACAAAGACAATCCCCAGTGGAAGCTTGGGCTGCTCAATATGTCTGACCCTCAAGCCTTGCGCGATCCCAGACCAAACGGCGGCTTTCCTCAAAGCAGAGAGCTTTCTGCGTTTGACCCCGTTGGGGGCGGAAACACAGCGTTGGGCAGTCGTACTGTTGGTCTTGACATGTCAGGACATGTGGGAAGAGTTACGATAGAAATCACATAGGATTAATTATGGCTGCTAAGAAATCCTCAAAGAAAAAGTCTACCGCTAAGAAGCCCAAATCTCGTGTAAACGAGGCGGGTAACTACACCAAGCCTACTATGCGGAAGAACCTTTTTAACAAAATTAAGGCAGGATCAAAGGGCGGCAAGCCGGGACAA